GATTCAGACATAGATACAAGAAACTCCAACGGACAAACTAAAAGCGGTATGTATTCTTTGTTTATACCTATGGAATGGAATATGGAAGGTTTTATTGATAAATATGGTATGCCTGTCTTTGAAAAACCCGAATCCAAAGTGATGGGAGTGGACAATGAATATATAACTAATGGAGCTATAGACTATTGGCAAGCCGAAGTAGATTCGTTAAAAAACGATGCTGATGCTCTAAATGAATTTTACAGACAGTTTCCACGCACTGAATCTCATGCTTTTAGAGACGAGAGTAAAACCTCTTTATTTAATCTTACCAAAATATATCAACAGATAGATTACAATGATTCTTTGATTATTGAACAGCACGTTACACGAGGCAAGTTTTATTGGAAGGATGGTATATTAGACTCGACTGTAATATTTACCCCTGACCCAAAGGGTAGGTTTTATGTATCATGGATGCCAGATAAAGAAATTACTAACAAGAAATACAAAAAACACGGAGTATACTTTCCCTTAAACGAGCACATAGGAGCTTTTGGATGCGACTCTTACGACATATCGGGTACTGTTAAGGGGAGGGGTTCTAACGGAGCGCTACATGGCCTTACAAAGTTTAATATGGACAATGCGCCAAGCAATGAGTTTTTTTTACAATATGTTGCTAGACCACAAACAGCTGAAATATTTTTTGAAGAAGTGTTGATGGCGTGTGTATTTTACAGCATGCCCATACTTATAGAGAATAATAAGCCGCGTCTTCTGTATCATTTCAAGAACAGGGGATACAGAGGGTTTTGTATGAATCGTCCTGATAAACATTACAACAAGCTGTCTAAAACAGAAAAAGAGCTCGGCGGTATACCCAACACCTCAGAAGATGTAAAACAATCACATGCGTCTGCCATAGAATCGTATATAGAAAAGTATGTAGGAATAGATTTAACAGGAGCGTATCGAGACCCCACATCAATGGGCAGTATGTATTTTACTAGGACTTTGGATGAATGGGCAAGATTCGATATTAACAATAGAACTAAGTTTGATGCTACTATTAGCTCAGGTTTGGCGATTATGGCCAATCAAAAGAACCTCTATTTACCTGAACAAAAACAAAACAAAATAAATCTTAACTTTGCAAGATATGCTAATAGTGGAATTTATAGTGAATTAATCAAATAGATGGAAGACGTAAAAATAAATATTTCATCTGTAGGTTTTCCAAGTCAGTTTGTATCGGACTCAGAAAAAGCAACCAAAGAATTTGGTTTACAGATAGGACAAGCGATACAATATGAGTGGTTTAGAAAAGATTCAAACGGTTGTAGATATTACAGCCAATGGCGTGACTTCAACAGGCTTAGATTATATGCGAGGGGCGAGCAGTCTATTGCAAAATATAAAAATGAGCTAGCGGTTGATGGCGACCTATCTTACTTGAACCTTGATTGGACACCTGTCCCTATATTACCCAAGTTTGTAGATATTGTAGTTAATGGTATGCAAGATCGTCTGTTTAAAGTCAAGGCGTATGCACAAGATGCTTTGTCACAATCTAAACGTAGCAAATATCAAGACATGATAGAAGGTCAAATGGCCGCAAAAGAAGTCTTATCAGTTGTTCAAGAGAGCACTGGCTTCGATCCTTTTATAATGGATCCTGATGAGTTGCCTACAAATGATGAGGAGCTATCACTATATATGAACCTTAATTACAAGCCTGCCATAGAAATAGCTGAAGAAGAAGCTATAGATACGTTGATGGCAGAAAATCATTATCAAGATATTAGAAAAAGAATCGACTATGATCAAATGGTTGTAGGCGTGGGAATGGCTAAACACGAGTTTTTACCAGGAGCAGGGGTAAAGGTATCATATGTAGACCCTGCAAATGTTGTATACAGCTACACAGAAGATCCCTTTTTCAAAGATTGTTTTTATTGGGGCGAAATAAAAACTGTTCCTATCACAGAGCTAAATAAAATAGACCCTTCACTTACTACAGAGGATTTAGAAAAAATATCACAATATAGTCAAAGCTGGTATGATTACTTTAATACTGCTCAATATTATGAGAATGATATTTTTTACAGAGACACCTGCACGTTGATGTATTTTAATTATAAAACCACTAAAAAGATGGTTTATAAGAAAAAAATAAATGACAACGGCACAACAAGAATGATTGAGAAGGATGATCAGTTTAACCCGCCAGAAGAAATGCTTGAAGAAGGAAACTTCGAGAAGATAGAAAAAACCATAGATGTATGGTATGATGGTGTTATGGTAATGGGAACAAATATAATTCTCAAATGGGAGCTAGCTAAAAACATGGTGCGCCCTAAATCAAGTTCACAGCATGCATTACCAAATTATGTAGCTGCTGCTCCAAGAATGTATAAAGGTGTAATAGAATCTCTAGTACGCCGAATGATTCCTTTTGCTGATTTGATTCAGATAACACATTTGAAATTACAACAAGTTATTGCAAGAGTTGTTCCGGATGGTGTCTATATAGATGCAGATGGATTAAATGAAGTTGATTTAGGAACAGGAGCAGCTTATAATCCACAGGATGCATTAAGATTGTATTTCCAAACAGGTAGTGTAGTGGGTAGAAGTTATACACAAGAAGGTGACTTTAATCAAGGACGAGTGCCTATACAACAACTTACAAGTAACTCAGGAGCATCTAAAACACAAATGCTTATAGCTAATTACAATCATTATTTGGATATGATTCGTTCTGTTACAGGTTTGAACGAAGCAAGAGATGGCTCTACTCCAAATCCAGATGCGTTAGTAGGTGTTCAAAAGTTAGCTGCTTTAAATTCTAATACAGCAACACGCCATATATTAGACGCTAGTTTATATATATATAGATCTTTAGCAGAGGCTCTAACATATCGCGTAGCAGATATACTTGAGTTTGCAGACTTCAAAGATGACTTTGTTAACAAAATAGGAAAATATAATGTCAGTATTCTAAATGAAATATCTGACTTATATATATATGATTTTGGTGTATTTATTGAGTTGTCACCAGATGAAGAGCAAAAAGCCATGTTAGAACAAAACATACAAATGGCTTTATCCAAAGGGGACATCAACTTGGAAGATGCCATTGATGTTAGAGAAATAAAAAATATTAAGTTGGCCAACCAATTACTTAAAGTAAAAAGAAAAGCTAAGCAAGAGCAAGATCAACAACGTGAACTTGAAAAACAAGCTATTATTTCCCAACAACAAGTCAAGCAGCAACAGATGTCAGCTCAAGTTCAAATGCAAAAAATTGAGCTTGAAACTCAAAGTAAGTTGAAATACAAGCAGGGCGAAATGCAACTAGAGATTGAACGCAATAAAGCAGAAGCAGCTTTGAAAAGCCAATTGATGCAACAAGAGTTTCAATACAATCTTCAGCTCAGAAACCTAGATGCCAATGCATTAGCAGCTAGAGAAGACTCTCGAGAGAAAGCAAAGAGTGATAGAATTAGTCAGCAAAATAGCGAACAATCAAAACTTATAACTCAGCGTAAAAACAATTTACCTCCGCAAAACTTTGAGTCAAATGAAGACACTTTAGATGGATTTGACCTAGCGGAGTTCGAGCCTAGATAGGCCAAAAAACGTAATATATTTTTATATAACTTTGTATTCTATAAATCTAATCTAAATTAAATGGAAATCAAAGTAAGAGAAGTTACTGATGTAGAAGAAAAATCAGTACAACAAAAAGAGCAGGAGTTGTTAGATAAACACGAAGCTCAACAAGAATTAAAGTTTGAGGAAAACACCGAAACTCAAAGTGAGGAACAAAAAGAACCTCAAGCTGAAACAGAAACTTCTCAAGAGACCGAAGTAAAAGAAGAGGTTCAAGAAGAAGTAAAAGAAGAAAAAAAAGCTCCTGAATTAAAAGAGGAGGATGTTCTTACATTTATTGGAGATAGATATGGAAAAGAAATTAACTCTATAGAAGAGTTAATGGCTGCAAGAGAAGAATCAGACCCGATGCCTGAGGATCTTGCCGAGTATCTGAAATACAAACAAGAAACAGGCAGAGGCATGGAAGATTTTGTAAGGTTACAAAAGGACTATTCCGATGTTTCGCCTGATGCTTTGGTAAGAGAGTATTTAACTATTACTGAAGAGGGTCTCGATCCTGAAGATATTGAGTCTTTAATGGAAGACTTTGAATATGACGAGGAGGTAGACGATGAATCAGTAGTAAAGAAAACTAAATTAGCAAAGAAAAAAATTATTGCTAAAGCAAAACGATTCTTTAAGGAACAGCAGGATAAATATAAAGTGCCGCTTGAGTCAAGGGGTAACCAATTTGCTGAAACAGAAGAATACAAAGCTTATCAGCAATATGTAAACAAAGCTCAAAGTCAGCAGGAAGAAGCAAATCGCAAAAGCGAATGGTTTACCAAAAAAAGTGATGAACTGTTCGGCAGTGAATTTAAAGGTTTTAAGTTCAAGTTAGACGAAAGCGACATATACTTTTCACCTGGGAATACTTTAGACATTAAGAAAGCGCAACAGTCGCCCTTAAATTTTGTAAATAAATATTTAGACGACAAAGGTTTACTTAGTGATGCTGAAGGATACCACAGATCTTTAGCTATGGCTATGCATCCTGATAAATTTGCTCAGTTTTTTTATGAGCAAGGAAAAGCAAGTGCAACTGAAAATGTTATGCGTAAAACTAAAAACATAGATATGAAAACGCGTAATACACCAGAGGCGCAAGCAAAGTCAGGGTTTCAAGTCAAATCAGTTTCATCGCCTTCGAGCAATGGGCTAAAAATTAAAAGTATAAAAAGAACTTAATTATTAATATAAAATTTAGATTATGCCAGGACAAGTTAAAACTACGCCTACTTTCGCATTAACGCCGAGTTCAGAAAGAACTCCAACTGCGGAAAACTACATAACTAACTTTGACTTTTTAAATCAGTATCTACCTGATACTTATGAAAAGGAGTTTGAGCGTTATGGAAATAGAACAATCTCTTCATTCTTACGTATGGTAGGAGCAGAGATGCCTACTAATTCTGACCTTATCAAATGGGCAGAACAAGGTAGATTACACACGAAATATACACAAGTTGGTAGCGCTGGATTAGTAAACGCTGATCAAGTTACATTCCAAGTAAACGATGCACTAGACCCAACAGCTGCTGAACAAGTTATTCGTGTAGGACAAACTATTGTTGTTGTACAAAATGACGGATCAGGATCTAACAAAGCTGTTGTAAGCGCTGTAAACAACGCTGCTGGTGGTAGAGGACAATTCACTGCGGATTTTTATGAAGCAGGTGGACTTGTAACTGCTGGTACAGGTGTTGGTAACGCTGATGTTACAGTATTTATTTATGGTTCTGAATTCAAAAAAGGAACTGCGGGTATGCAAGGTTCTCTTGAATCAAATGATTTCATCTTTGAAAACAAGCCTATCATTATCAAAGACACATATACTGTCTCTGGTTCTGACATGGCACAAATCGGATGGGTTGAAATTACTACTGAGGATGGAGCTACAGGATACCTATGGTACCTAAAATCAGAGCATGAAACAAGACTAAGATTTGATGACTACTTAGAAACTGCAATGATAGAAGCAGTACCTGCTGAGCAAAACTCAGGTGCGGCTGCAATTCTAGGAAGTTCAGGTGGAGCTGCTAATCCAGGAGCTGGATCTGATGGTATCTTTTACAGTGTACAACAAAGAGGAAACATTTGGGACGGTGGAAATCCAACTGTTCTAGCTGATTTCGATAATGTAATTAGTCGTTTAGATAAGCAAGGTGCAATTGAAGAAAACGTTTTATTCGTTGATCGTCAGTTTGCTTTTGATATTGATGACATGCTAGCTGCTCAAAACGCTTATGGCGCGGGTGGTACTTCATACGGTCTTTTTGACAATGATGAAGAAATGGCATTAAATCTAGGATTTTCAGGATTCAGAAGAGGTTATGACTTCTACAAAACTGACTGGAAATACTTAAATGACCCAACAATGAGAGGTGGATTACCAACAGGAGCAGGTTCAGGACGTGTAAACGGACTACTTGTACCAGCTGGTTCTACTAGTGTTTATGACCAAATACTTGGTAAAAACGCTAAAAGACCTTTCTTACATGTTAGATACAGAGCTTCAGAAACTGAAGACAGACGTTACAAGACATGGATTACTGGTTCTGCTGGTGGTGCTGCTACAACGGATGTGGATAACATGCAAGTTAACTTCTTGTCAGAAAGAGCTGTTTGTACTTTAGGTGCTAACAACTTCTTTATCTTCCAAGAGTAATTATGGTTAATAGTCAGGGGGGCTAAGGCTCCCCTTTTTTTTAAAATTAAATCTAATCTAATGAAAACTACTACTAAATACGTAGATAAAATCTACAAACTCACTCGTGAATCGGCTCCATTATCTTTAATATTAGCCTCGAGACACACACAACGATTTCCTTTACTTTGGTTTGATGAAACTACCGGAACTAATAAAGCTCTAAGGTATGCTAGAAACCAAAATTCACCATTTCAAGATGAACAAGATGACAATGCTATTCTTGAACCTATTATCTTTGAGAATGGTTTTTTAACAGTCAAAAAAGAAAATCAAGTTTTACAGAGATTTTTAGAATACCATCCTGGTAGAGATAGAATTTATGTAGAAGTTGATAAAGCAAAAGAAGCTGCTGATGTGGTTGAAGATCTTAACGCAGAGGTAGATGCTTTGATTGAAGCAAGAAAACTTAAAGTTGATGAGGTAGAAAATATAGCAAGAGTTTTATTTCAAAGAGACGTGACCAAAGTCACAACCGATGAATTAAGAAGAGACATATTAGTGTTTGCTAAAAATCAACCAAAAGATTTTTTACTTCTTCTAAAAGATCCTGCATTAAAACTTAACGCAAAGATTCAATTGTTTTTTGACAAAAACCTTTTACAATTCAGAAACAATGGTAAGGAGGTGTATTTCAATACGCCATCAAACAAAAAGAAAATGTTAAATATACCTTATCAAGAAGACCCCTATTATATCATAGCATCTCATTTTCAAACTGATGATGGTTTAGAGGCTTTGAAGCATTTATCGGGACTGTCAAAAAACGTATAAAATATTTTGTATATTTATATATCTTATTCATAGAATTGAAGTTTCATTTGGGCCAGTGAGAAATCACTGGTTTTTTTTCTGTATCTTTGTTTTTTGTTTAACCCATAAATTTTTTAACATGGCAAAATATATTACAATCAATTCTTCTGATGATGCAGGAAATGCACACATCTCTACAGACAAAATTTTATTTGCTGAGACTAACTCGTCTACGGCAGCAAAAATTTATTTATTAGACGGAACTAAGCACATAGCAATTACAGGGACAGGTCTTACTTCAGGATTTGCACAAAATGTAAATGCAGCTTTAGTGACTGCTGCTCAAACTAGCTGGACTAATGCTACAGTAGCTGTTGACCTTACAGGAATGACAGTAACAGGAATAGCTATTGCATAAGGTTTTTTATTTGATAATCAACATCCAAAGGGAGGTCAACTAAAATTGACCTCTTTTTTTTTTACTTATCTTTGTGTAAAATATAGACAATGATAAACTCTGTAAGAAATACTGTCTTAGCGATTATTAATAAAAATAATTACGGATACTTATCACCAAACGATTTTAACCTTTTTGCTAAACAAGCACAACTAGATTTATTTGATGAATATTTTTTTCAATACAATCAGCAGATTAATGAAGAAAATGCTAGATTATCGGGAACTGGATATGCTGATATAAAAAAAGGTTACGAAGAAGTTATAGATTTTTTTTCAGTAACAGCAAGTCTAGCACAAACATATACAACATCCACAGCCGTTTCTCCATCAGGCCTTGCTAATGTTTACACAATGCCTACTAGGGCTACTACAGGTTCAGATTATTATTTATTAAACAAGGTATTAATATACAATACCCTTACAGCAAGTGGTATAAATACAGCCACAGCTGCGGCTAGTGCAGGAAATCAACTGATTGATGCCACAGCAACTTTTACTGCGAGCATGGTAGGAGGTGTAGTATCTATTGTTTTAAATAATAATGTGGTTACAACGGCACTAATAACAGGATTTGTAGATGCTAACACTTTGAATGTTAACACCACAGCTATAACTTCTACAGGAAAAAATTACAGTATATATCTGAAGTCTAATTTATCAGCTGAAGCAGAACTAGTAAATAATAGTAATATTACTTTGTTAAACAGCTCAATGCTTACGCAGCCAAATATTACTTATCCTGCATATACACAAGAGGGTAATAGTATCACTATAAGTCCATCATCAGTATCTAACATGGGCCAAGTGGTTGCACAATATATAAGGTATCCAAAAGATCCTAAATGGACATTTACTACTATATCAAATGGAGATCCAGTATTTGATCAGAGTCAACCTGATTATCAAGACTTTGAATTACCATTAGATGATGGAAACGATTTAGTATCTAAAATATTACAATACGCAGGTATATCTATTAGAGAGGGAGACGTATTTAAATTTGGACAAGTTGAAGAACAGACACAAAATCAAGAACAATAATTATGGGATACATAAACCAAGAAAAATATTATAGTAATAATAACGTCAACCCCACTAATGAAAATTGGGGCTCTTATCAATATGTAAGTCTCGCAGATATAGTAACAAATTTTTTGTTAATGTACAATGGAAACCATTCTCTTATTAATAACGAAGAAAGGTATAAGATATTATTTCACGCTAAAAGAGGTATTCAAGAACTAAACTATGATGCGTTCAAAGAAATTAAATCTTTACAGCTAACAGTGTATTCTGATTTAAGATTTGTTTTACCTTCTGATTTTGTCAATTGGGTGCGTGTGTCGATGTTTAAAGACAACACTATATTTCCATTAGTCGAAAACATTCAAGTTCAATCGGCATTATCATATGTACAATCAGCAACCGCAACATTTACATATGATGGCAGCGGGAATGTTAATACTAAAACATCCTCCTTAGATACGGCGAGACAAGACGGAGCTCTTAATAGCATCTATCTCAATCAAGCGAGAATGCAAGGTGTTGACATACCTCCTTTTAATGAGGATTATTATGATACATATATAGGAGCTCGTTATGGGTTAAATACTGAAACCGCTAACATGAATCCTACTTTTACTATTGATAAAAAAGCTGGTGTTATAAATTTTGATTCTACCATGGCTAATCAAGAATGTATATTAGAATATATATCTGATGGTATGGAAAATGGTGATGATTCAAAAATAAGTGTGAATAAACTATTTGAAGATTACATATATGCATATATAAAATATGCTTTATTAAACAATAGATTCGGTGTTCAGGAGTACATAGTAAACAGAGCTCGAAAAGATAAAACAGCGTTATTAAGAAATGCAAAAATCCGATTAAGTGATATTCATCCTGGTAGGTTGTTAATGAACTTAAGAGGAGAGAATAAGTGGATTAAGTAATGGCAAAAGCGCAAAGAAATTTTATTGCAGGCCGTATGAACAAAAGCCTTGATGAAAGGCTTATACCAAATGGCGAATATGAAGATGCTTTAAACGTAAGGCTTGGTTCTACTGAGGCATCCGAAATAGGTTCAGTAGAAAACACCAAAGGTAATACTCAGCTTAGTGCTTTGTTCTTTTTAGACAAACAAGCATTAAGTCCTCAAGCTAGATGCATCGGAGCTTTTCAAGACAGTGCAAATGAAACTATATATTGGTTTGTGCATGATCCAAACTTCACTTTAGCCGATACAGGTAAATGTGATATGATTGTTTCTTTTGACACTAAAACAGCACAAGTAACTTATCATGTAGTGAGTACAGATGATGGCAGTGGTATAAATACAACTCTAAACTTTAATCCACAAAATTTAATAACAGGTATAAACATTATTGGTGAATTATTATTTTTTACTGACAATCTAAATCCACCTAGATTTATTAATGTAAATCGTTCTTATGAAGAACCATTATTAGATGGTAATCCTCCAGGGCCTATTGCAGCTCTATGGAAATTCAAGGCTGAATCATTATTAGTGGGAGGCACAGAGTTTATAGGATTTCATAGAGGTACGTTGTTGGGTTGTCCAAATTCAGGGGCGGGTTTTGGGCAAGGTGTAAGCCCAAGTTTAAATCAGATACCTTTACCTGGTGTAGATTGCTATACAAGTAGTATTGGTTTGGCTTTTACTAAAGGTTATGGCATACAGGGTTCGAACTTTGCTCAAGGTTTAGCACTTACTCAATTTTCTACTGATACAAGTTCAGGAACATCTACAATTAGTTTAATAAATGCTGACACCATTTCAAATCCAGGCACATCTTCTATAGCTGGAACAATAAAAGGTGATGATGGGTCCTCGGGATCTTTTACGGCTAACTATACGCCTTCAATCTTATCATATACAGATGGTAACGGTGATACACAAAATCCTGAATCTGGGGGTACTGTAATAATAAACGGACTAACTTTAACGGATCAAGTAACTTATACATTAACTAGTTAACATGGCTGCATATATAGATCAATTTACCGCAGAATCTTTACTGGTTATAAAAAAGCCTCCTATTGAAGCTCCTACTATTGTTCCATTTAAAAATAATGGTGACAACACTTATTTACAAGACAGGTTTATTTGTTTTGCGTATCGTTATCAATATGCAGATGGAGAGTATTCTGCTACTTCACAGTTTAGTGACCCTGCATTTATAGCGGGTAATTTTCAATTTGACATAAGCACTTTTCTAAATGAGGGAATGCTCAATGTCATGAACGCGGTTACTATATCTTATAATACAGGAGGCCCGTTAGTCAAAGACATTGAGATATTATTTAAAGAAATGGATAACCCTGTAATTAGGGTTGTAGAAAAACTAAATAAATTAAATTTAGGATTAGCTGATAATGACATAGCTACATTTGTTTTTGACAATCAAAAAATATTTACCGTGTTACCTGAGACTGAGATTCTTAGGCTATACGATAACGTACCCCTAAAAGCTCAAGCTCAAACAATAATGGGTAACCGTTTGTTTTACGGTAACTATTTTGAGTCATATAATTTAGTGGATAAATTTAACGATGCAGTTCAATTTAATTATAGTACCACTTTGGAAACAAGTGAGGTTGGCGCTGAAACCCTTCCGTTTTCTCAGGCTGATGCACAGTATACAATAGATGGTTGGATTAATAAACCAAGTGCAAGGTTTAATTTTGATTTAGAAGGAACAAAACTATCTAAAGGGGCATCTATAGAATTTGATATATCTATTTTACACAATTCATTTAGCGGAAATACACCTTTTCCAACTGAGACCACTACAAACACAAACTTAAATTTTAC